GAATATTGGACCATCGTCGTAATCAGCACGCACAATACCATCTCCATTATTAGTGTGAAGAAGGTTAACGTGAATTCCGGTTGCTCGATTAGCATTTCTCTCGTTGTTATACGATGTGTCAATGATGTATCGAATACCTCCTCTCCATCCAGCATATGCCGGACCCAAATAATTGAGCAGCGAATTGCATCCCTGAATAACATTGCCAGAAGGTACTGTCCTGACTAAATTGACTCCAGGTGCAGCACCCGTATGTCCAGAATATAAAGGAAAATTGTATCTAACAAACGAAATCCTGTTGGGTCCGTCTTCAAGTCCCCGCGGCAATAACCACTCATGGAAAGTAAATCTCTTAAGTAATGATCGAAAAGATACTATGGTTTCCCCCATGTAAATTTTGTTCACTAATGAATCCATAATGGGTGGTGGGCCTAATTGCAATGTCTCTTTCTGCTGTGTAGGATTTCCACCCACATCAGCTAAACCCACTGCTTGCGTTCTTTGTTCAGGATCAGAATCTGATTGCGGAACGTTCCCAGCCAATCCTGGAAATTGTAAATCTAAAACACGATTTTCAAAAGGCCCAGAGAAACCGTGTGCAGATGTTGGAGCAAGTGACAATTGAAAATTGGCATGCCTATTCACAGGAACTGCAAACTCCATATCATCTCCACCTGCAACAGAAACTAAAACTACAACGTCGTTGTCTATCGTGCTGTCTGGTGAAATGAGAGAATTCATCACATACACGCTTATAGTTCCATTACCAACAGTAGCTGTGTTTGCTCCATTGTAAGGAACTCGAACCGCGTCGTCTGTCAACTGTGTCGGAGAATATGCATAATCAGCTGGTTGCTGTGTTTGAATGACATTTCTCCATGTGGTAGATTGTCCCCAACCAATTTCAACCACAAAATCGTTATTTTCTGAAATATCAACCACTTGAGCGTATGCAGTGTTATAATCCGCACCTCCTAGTGGAGTCCCAAAAGGATCCCATACAACGCGCAATCTTCCTGAATGAAACGAACTTGACACAACTTGAAAACGATATCTGACTGAACCACGCCAATATTGGAATGGCGTTGCAGCAAAACCTAAAGATGTCATTGCAATTTCAGAAGTCCATGCGTCAGTCCATCTGATGACACCTGGATCTATAATTGCATTAAACAAAAGTTTCTCTGGATCGTCGGTCTCTTGCCACCTAAAACGAGTCAAATATGATTCACGTGTGGCTATGCTCGATATTGTGAGTTCATCCACGGAATCCAAGCCAGCAACTGCAGGATCTACCGTCAACTCTTGTTGAGAATCAACTGTCAATTTGTGCAAACTTTTCCGCCCATCACAATTAATAGAGTTATCATTAGCCACAACAGTCACTGTTCCAGGATGTACTCCAGGCGGCTTAGAAAAACCAAAAAAGTTTGCCATATATGCTATAGAATTGGCACCTATTTCGGTAGCCATTGCAAATCTTGACAACATGGGAATATCCTTTACTACTCCTGCTATTTTTGCAACAGCAGAAGCTGGTTTAGACAAAATCCCAGTATATTCATTAGATGACTGTGGAACGATAAGAGCAGGGTTTTGTGTGGTTAGTCCAGACAAGGTGACATTCGTGGCCCAAGCTAACACCGAAATGCGTATTGGAGTGGGTGATCCTGACGCATGTTTCAATGTTGTCAAAGAATTAATATCAAGCTGCCCCATTTGTCTCCATTGAGCTGTTGTAATGTCTAACATGTTAAATGGTGTGAAAAATGGTAATGTCAAACAACCTCCTTGAGAAATGGTAGGATTCAAGTATAGGTGAGGTCGCTGCGAAGCTAAACATAAACCGTTTTGCGACGGAGTATTAATAGTTAACGCATCGAAATCATCTAATGGCCTATAAGACACTAAGGCTCTTCCGTAATGTAACCCTGTTCCGTTCAATAAAAACTTTACGTGTAGAGTAGCAGACATAAGACGATAATTTGCCAACTTGTTAATAACACGTTTGTTCTCAAAATATAAAGCCCACGGGTCAAAAGTTTCATTGAGATTGGAATTTATTTCCCACTCATAGTCTCTTATTTTAATTGGGCGCATAAAGAACTTGTCTAATGCTACTTCATCATCTGGTATGGAACTCCGCAAAGGATCCATCATTGTGCCTCTTGAATCATGAAACCCAGGATGCGCATCCGTAAATTGCACATTTGGGGTTTGAGCACTAGGCTCAGCGGCTTCAGAATCAGCCATCGGATGTTCTTCCGCAGACTGTGGTTCAATCGCATCACCAAATTGTTCATCGAATGATGGAAGCGTCTGAATTTCGTCTTCAAATTGTACGGCCATACGGTGCACATGTTGTGGCTCATCTTCTACTGATGCAATTACCAAATCTGCTAAACTACGTTCCAATGAGTTTAGAATTCCTTGCGCACATCGCACTTGATGGTACAATGTTCCGATAGTAGGCGGGCGTGTCCTTCGTGGACGCACTCGCGGCTGTGGAAATGTGTCTGGTGCAACACATTGTGGACTGTGAGAATCTCTGGCGCTCTCTCCTGCCTCCGAATCGTGACCGTTCGGACCGGACCCCCTCTCATCAGCTGAGGGGTTGCTGCTTCCAATCAAATGGGTATTATTGTTGTCAGGGTAGGGGGGTCTTGAGGTGGGTGATGCATATATCCCACCTCCACATAAAGATGTGTATAATAAATGCGCCAAAGCTAAATCTGCATCAGATCCAGTATCCAGTGACGACTGTTCTCCCGACGATTGTGGATCATTCTCCTCTTCGTCAAAAGTTTCCTCTTCTGTGAGGAATTGGTTTAAATTGCCAGCTTTCCATTTAGCAACTCGATCATCAAACGTATATTTCAACGCTTCTACAACGAGCTTCTCATCTTCAGCACAAGCTGCAATTAATTGTTGACGCCGCATTTCGTAATGCTCGCGTCCGTGTGCAAACCATTCGTGTAAGGCAACTTCCACGCACGAACAAGCAACTTCTTTCTTCGTCACTTTTTTCGAACGCACATTGCTGTGTAGACATTTAAAAATGGAATCTTCGTCCAAGGCACCTATTTCTGTGCCAATTTCTTCAATATAGACGCTTTTCCTTTTTAAAAAATCCACATAAGCTTTATGTAAGAAAGCTACCTCATCGTTAGTTTTATCCGGCAATGTCAAACCCATATCATGCTCTTCCAAAAAACGCTTGTAAGTAATAAAATTGAACTCTTCAAACTCTTTACGGACCGAGCCAGTAGCATCATCGCCATATGTCAAAAGGGCAACACACTCTCGAAAATTACGTTCTTTAGGAAACACATGAAAGAAACCCATGCGAGCATATAAACTACCCGCAACGCTATTTACATACACGGTCATATTATTTCCAGACGTATTCATAGCCATCGCCATGAGCATCGATCCATTCATATCAATTAGAGGATGACAAATGTCAACTATCATATTTTTCATGATGGTCAATGCTTCATCAGGATAACCCATTGCTTGGGCGATCTCTATGAAAATGTTCCATACAGTACGTGTAATCTGGGAATTCATCCTTACGTCAAAACTGGAATAATCCCATCCGAGCATCTTGTCGTCCGAAGAATACTTGGTTGCATGATCCATCAATTCTTTCCATTGTGGACCAAATGCATTCACTCCAACAGCTAACTCAGCTAAAATAGGGTGCATACATAAGAAACGTGCAACAGGCAAGCAATACATACGGATTAATAGTCCTAATGCCACAGGTGCGGCTTGAAAAACACGCACTTTGATCTTGTCCAGTTTTGTGGGTTCGTCCTTCAAAGTGGCTGTCGTAACTGGATATGCTCTGTCCCCGTTAAGATAACAAGAACATAGGCGCTCATACTCCTCCACAATTAGAGGTGTTGGTATTCTGTTTAAGATACGACCACGATCGTCAAATTCTTCCACAAAATACAACGGAATGCCTTCTGCATCAACTTTGTTTTTCGGACCAAAATT